ACCTGCTCGGCGGCGAGGCGTGGTACGACGACAAGGTCAACAACAAGGACACCCTCAAGGCCGGGAAACTGGCCGTCAGCTACAACTTCACCCCGGTGCCGCCGCTGGAAAACCTCAACCTGCGGCAATCCATCACCGATATCTACCTCATCGACTTCGCACGCCGCGTCGAAGCCGCCAATTAAGGAGTGACCCATGCTACCCAAGATTATCAAAGACGCGATCCTGTCCGTTGATGGGCGGGGCTATGCGGGCATCGTCGATAACGTCGAATGGCCGAAAGTCGCCCGCAAAACCGAAGAGTACCGCGCGGGAGGAATGCTCGGCCCGGTCATGCTCGACCTCGGCCAAGAAGCAATGGAACTGACCTTTGAGGCCAGCGAGCAGACCAGCGAAATGATTGCCGCCTACGGCGTCTGCGGGTTGGCCGGTGTTACATTCCGCATCAACGCCAGCGCCGAATCAGAGATGAACTGCGACGGCCACGGCATCGAAGCGATTATGACCGGCCGCCTGAAAGAAATTGATTTTGGCTCCTCGAAGCCCGGCGAATTGCAGAAAACGAAATACACCGTATCGCTCGCCACCTTCAAATATGCCATCGATGGCCGCACCCTGTACGACATCGATTTTCCGAACAACATCTACATCGTCAATGGCCGCGACCTGCTGGAAAAGCGCCGCGCCAACCTCAAACAGTAATTCCCTGACACATAGGAGCAAACCATGAAAGAAAACGAAGTCGTCAAACCGCGCGTCCTCAAACTGAAAACCCCCATCATGCGCGACGAAAAAGCCATCTATGAAATCAGCCTGCGCGAGCCTCATGCGGGCGATTTGCGCGGCATCCGCCTCTTTGACCTGACCCAGGGCGATGCCGAATCCATCAGCAAACTGCTGCCACGCATCACCACCCCGGCACTCACCCAAGCGGAGGCCAACAAACTCCCCCTGCGCGATTTCACCAACGCCATGATTCTGGTTTCGGAGATGTTCGCCGAAATCCTTGCCGACGATGACTTTGCGGGAAAGCGCTCCCCCGCAGCGTAGAAGACGCATGGGCCGACATCAATATCGTCTTCGGCGGCGGCTGGCCGCCGAGCGAGCTCGACCGCATGAGCATCATGGAGCTGCTGCGCTGGCACGCCGTTGCCGTCGCACGCGACACGATAGCGCGGGAGCAAATGCAGCAGCGGGCCTAAAGCGCTGACACAAAAAAGCCGCCCGAAAAGGGCGGCATAGGCGCAAGGAATTTGAAAACTATTTGGGACGGGTCGCCAGCCATTCGCGCTCTGCTTTGATGCGTTCACGGCGCGCTTTGACCTCGGCGCGCCACAACTGGTACGGCTCAATAATTTCCTCAAAAAGGAAATTGCCCAACCCTTTAAGGAAGGCGGCAGCAACCAGAATAACTACCGTCCACACGACAATTGACACAATGACCTGATCCATGATTGCTCTCCCGTATTTGTTATCCCGATTGTACGAAAACCCGCTGAAAAGGTAAAGATTATGGCTGATTTGAATTTGCAGGTACGCCTGCGCGCACTCGATGAAATGAGCCGCACATTCCGCAATATCGGCGCGGCCAACCGGCGGCTCATGAGCGCATTCGACCGTAACCGCAACACCCTGCAACAGCTCAACAACCAGCTGCGCAACGTTGAGGGTTATCGCCGCCAACAGCAATCCCTGCAACAGACCGGCGACAATATTGACCGGATGCGCAATCGGATGCAGCGGCTGCAACAACAAATGAACGGGCTGCGACAAGGGTCGCAGCGGTGGCGAGAGCTATCAAGCCAGTTTGATCGCGCCAGCCGTGATCTGGCACGACTGGAAAGCATCCAGAATCGCGAACAACAACGGCTGGTCGAACTGACGCAACGCCTACGCGCAGCGGGTATCAATACACGCGAACTGGCGCGCGAGGAAGACCGCTTGCGCAACAGCGCCAACCGCACCAACGCCGAACTCGAACGGCAGGCACAGCGGCTGCAACGCATCGCCGAACGACACCAACGCAACGAGCGTCGTTTGCAGACGGCGGCGAACGCCTCGATGGCCGGTTACGTCGGCATCAACACCGCGCAGCGTGCCGGCCACATCATTGCCTCACCGGTCAAGGAATACATGGCGCAAGAGCAGGCATCCACCGAGCTGAAAGTGACGATGATGCAGGCCGACGGTACTTATGGCGCATTCGAGGAAATCAACAAACAAGCGATACAACTCGGCAACGTCCTGCCCGGCACTACGCAAGACTTTATCAACCTCGCTCGCTCCCTGAAAGAACAAGGCGTAAAAGATGCGGTCATGACCGGCGGCGGCCTACGCGCTGCGGCAGAAATGGCCGTGCTGATGAACATGGGACAGGAGGAAGGCGGTACTTTCGCCGCGCGCATGATTGAGGCGCATGGCCTCAACCCGGACGACATCAACAAAGCGGCCGATATGACCCAGCGTGCCTATTTTGCCTTTGGCCTCAAGAAGGACGACATGGCCGAGGCCATGAAATATTACGCACCAACGGTCAATTCGCTCGGCATCACCGGCGAAGAAAACTACAAGAAACTGCTCGCCATTCAGGGCATGGCGGCGCGGCAAGGCCTCGAAGGTTCCATGTTCGGTACGAACTTTTCCGCGATGCTGGGCCGCTTGGCCAAAGGCCCGGAAATGATTCGCAAGGCAAAAAGCGGCATGAAGGCCGAGGCCAAACACATCATGCGTGGCGCAGGTGTGGATTTCGATTTTTACGATAAAAACGGCAAATTCAAAGGCACCGAGGCCATGATTGCCGAACTGGAAAAATTGAATACCATCCAGAAAAAATTTGGCGAACAGAAGGCGCTACTGGTCGCCAAAGAACTGTTCGGCGAAGAAGCCGGCCGTCCGGCGATGATGCTGGCACAGCAAGGACTGGAAGGCTACCGCGCTGCTTTGGCCGACATGGACAAACAAGCCGACGCCAATGCGCGTATTGCCGAAAAAACCTCAACCCTGTCCGCCGCCTTTGAACAACTGGGTGGCGTCGCCGGGATGCTGTCCGGCATGATTGGCGAAAGCCTGCGCGAATCATTGCTGTGGTTTGCGCAAACCGCGCAGAAATTCCTTGAAGATACGCTGCAACCATTGCTCAAAAACCATAAAACACTGGTGAAATGGCTAATGGTTGGTGCGGCCGGTTTTGCCGTACTCGCTGCCATCAGTGGTGTTGTCTTGCTGGCATTTGCCGGCATCAATGCGGCAATGGTCGCGGCGAGCAGGCTATTTTTTATGCTACGCGGCGGTTTCGTCTGGCTAGCGCAGCTATTTATGAGCAACCCGATTTTACTCGCTATCGCGGCCATAGGCGCGGCCATTTGGCTTGTTTATAAGCATTGGGATGAGATAGTCGGCTGGGCAACTGACCGCATGGAGGCGCTGGCCAATTGGTGGAAAAACTTTTCTTTCACTGGCGCAGTCAAAAGCGCCTTTGCCGGTATCTGGCAATTTTTCACCGATATCGGACGCATCATTTGGGATAGCGTCACGGAGACCGCACACAATGTGCGCGAGGGATTCCGTGAAATGGGTGTCCTAGGCGCGGTAAACGCTGCCTTTGAAGGGGTATTTGATTTCTTCGCTACCCTCGGTGGTTATTTGGCTTCACTTATTGTTGAGGCAGGACAGGCAATTGTTGTGGCTATTCTTGGTTGGGATGTTTATAACTCACTGGTCAACGCCTTTAGCGCAGGCATTGAATGGGTGGTGGATAAATTCACATGGCTGACAGAAAAGATAAAAGGCGCAATACAGGCTATGAAAGAATTTCTCGGTTTTAGTGAACAGAAGCTGACAAAAATAGAATTCAGCCCGTTGCAAAAGTCATCGGAAAATATCAAAGCATTCGAGAATATGAAAAAGAGTGGTGTATTTGATGCCATTAAGAAAAACAACACAGCTCCAGCTGCACCCACCAAACCCCTCGCCGCCCGCAACAATGTGTCCGCGAACAGCAACACCACCGTTAATATCAACGTGACCGGCGGCGGCGACAACAAAGCGCTGGCCGCGCAAATCGGCAAAGAGGTACGCGGTGCGCTTGCCAGCGAGCGACGGCGACAGGGCGGCAGCAACCGCAGTGCCTTTTACGATACCGACGCCGCACTGGCATAGGAGACCACCATGTTAATGTGTTTGGGGATGTTCGTTTTCGCGGTGCAATCCGCCCCCATCGACAGCATCCAGCGCGCCACGCAATGGCGCTGGCCTGCCAATAACCGCACCGGCGGCGAGCCGGCCTACCAGTACGTCGGCCGCGGCGAAGACCAAATAACCCTGTCCGGCGTCCTTGCCCCGGAGTACACCGGCGGCCCGGCCAACATCACCATGCTGCGCGAAATGGCCG